GCCCATACAGAGTAGATGGCGTACCAGCACTAACGGATGGCTGGAAAATTAATGCGCCTTCCGACGTTCGAGCGTTGCGTAATTTTGCCTTAACGCCAATTGCTCCAACAAAGAAATTTACGTCATAGCCATCTGCCTCCACCTTAGCCATAATGCCATTCTCACCACCAATATCATCAACAATATCAACACCAGTACCAAGCGTCACTGTATTACTGGCAGCGGTAGCAGCGGTCAGAATGTCATTGGGCCAAGAAGTTGGCTTGTTGGTACCAAAGAAAATGGCAGCATCAAGCGCACGTCCAAAGGCCTCCTCAATGCGCGGACGAATCTCCCCCCAAATATCAAAGTCAGCATCATCCAGTACCGACTGAGTGACAGGTACAATCACTGCCAACTCTTCAGCGGTAAGATATTTGTCTGTCCAGTTGATTTCAGTGGTCTGCTTCTTGTCCGTTTCACCACTCAGGAAGTAAGCTGTAGCCAATGCAGACAGCACAGGCAGACGTTGCTGATAGCGACTCATTGTCACACGACGAAACAAACGCAAAGCCACTGAAGTCTGAGCCGCATTTTGAATAATCTGCTTCGATACCTCCTCAGGAATGAGAGCCGAAGCATCAGTACGGTTGATCAAAGAATTGTAAGGCATAGTTTCCTCCTAGTTAATTTTCGCAAAATACACTACTACCTGCCCGCACGTTTGCGGATCCAATCGTTCATATCAATTGTTGCACGCACTGCATTTCCACTGCCGGCACCAGCGTTCCTAGCAAAATGTGAGTTATTGGCAATTTCCGGATACTTTTGGATCACTTCCTTCAGCAATGCCTCAATGTTTGTAGGGGTGCCGCCATCATCAAAATCGACTTTAGCCAGGTCAATCAGCTTCCATGCAACATCAGGATATTTGATACCCATACGCAGCGCCACATTCTCAACCGTACGCTGAAGGATAATCTCCTGACGCTCTCGTTCCCATTCTGCCTGCTGGCGCTCAAGTTCCGCAAGCCGCTTCTGCAAACGTTCCTGCTCGGTCAATTTGGCTTCTTCATCTGCCTTGACCTTGCCTTCCAACTCTCGCAGACGCTTGCGATATTCGGCAGCCTCCGCACGCAGTTTGCGCACATACTCAGTATCAAAACGTTCGTCCTCCGCCGCCTGGGCTTCGGGTTGTTGTGCAACCTCCTGGGTTGCGCCTTCGGTGACCACCTGGGTCTTGGTTTCGTCAGACATCATTTCTCTCCTCGTCTATAAGTTCATACGTTTTTCTAAAGATTTCATCTTTGCATGGATATTGCTCGCCATTGACACCTGTAATTAGCCAATCACCTGGACGTCCGATCAAGTCTCCCTCAAGGGTGTGAATAACCACCTCTTGAGTGAGTTGAATTGCATCAACAATTACAGGTCTCTTCCGATACTTCGGCATTTTCTACTCCGCAAGCCGTCGAATACTCTCTGGAGGTTCTTCCTCCATCTCCCGATATAACCTAATCAACGCTCGGGCAGCTTTACGCTTTTCTTCCGGACTAGCTTTCACACCACCGCGCGCCCCGGCCAACGCCGCCGCAGCCGCATGCACCGCATTGCGGTTTAACGTCCCGTCCGGTTCGCGCACCGGCAGCTTCGCCTGTGCCTTCGCTTTGTATTCGTTCTTCGGTGGCTTAATCAGGCACGCCTCGTACCACTGATCAAGGTCATAGTCACTTTCGCTAAATCGGCTCCAAGGTTTATCACTGATTGCCATATCTGCCTCACCAAAAACAAAACACCCGAAGCAATTCCTTTCAAAGAATCACTCCGGGCGCGTACCTCGTGAGTAAAAAACTTATTCAGTTGTCACCTTGATTATACTACAGAATTTTTACCTTGCAATACCTCATCGCTTCATCTTCATTGCATTTTCCAACATAATCAGGCCTTCACCTTCACCCAGAATGCGCTCGTCGCCCGGATGCTTCTTCAGCCATGCACGCATCTTTTTGCGCACAGCCTCAATCTGCTGCACGCTCTCAAACCGCTGGTGCATTTCCCGCAGCAACTGTTCGCGCTCTTCTCTTTCTGTTTCGGATAAGTTCTTCATTTCACGTCCAGCCTGTAATACATTATATCATAAATCCACAATTGATCATTAGCCAGCCCAATCAAAATGTTGCGGCGCTCGAATAATGCTGCGGAATACAGCAACCTGTAGAATTCTTCCTCTCCCTTATTGACCCTTTTTCTAATCTCCTCAAGCGCTGTTATGTAATGATCATATGCTGTGCGCTTTCCTAAATTCAAACCAGCCCCTTGCAACACACTGTGCCCATAAAGTCTCGTTAGTTTTTCAACCACTCCTTCTTCGAGTCCTTTGTTGATCTCATAAGATCGTGGATCAAGGCCAGGCGAGCGACCGTGTAACAACTCATGAACCAGCGTCCCAGGCGATGCATCATCGCGTAACCATATGTCGCAGTTCCACTCCTTTGTCCCAAATGCATCCGGTATCACGCTGGCTGACTTTATGTATATCCTCCCACTCCATCTCTGCGAGCCGCCGACAATCTTACCCAACTCGTCATCCAATTTCCTTGCTAGCCTAGCCAACTGTTTAGCATTCTGCCCAAATAAAGTTCGTTTTGGCACAATATAATAGTCCCGCGCATTGATACCTAACTCGGCGAGACTTTTCTCATATCTATGTGTTCCCCACTCTCTTGAACGCTTTATACCCACAATCTCACTCAGTGTAAACTTGCCGCCCTTCCACGCCTTGTATTTCGCCGGCCCCAAAATCTTGATTTGCTTCTCTGCCGGCAACTGCATAAACAATGAAGTGCCTAAGGGTATTTTCGGATTAGTATCAGGAACATCAGACAAATCAATCCCATACTTTCTCCCAATCTCTTTCCACGTCGCCGTATCCGGAACCATCGCACACCTGCCATTAGGATGATCGTCAAGTATCTCATCTACTTTGTGCACCGTCCCATGCATTGCCCAGCACGCCACGCAAGTCCTCTCATCTGTCGCGCTATGCCAGATCCAGCCTTGCACAATATCGCTGTTCGCCTGATAACTTGCCCGCGTTGCCTCTCGGTGCGCACGTAGTGTTTCCGTGCGGGCAATCGTTAGTGCACGACTCAACTGCGTTCCCAGCACTTTGCGCAAATCTCGCGCCACCTCACGCGGATTTTTCCCAAGTAGCATCCCCTGCACAAGCGCATCTTCGGCCGCCTGAGTACCTTCCCTTGAGATACTCAGTAGCAGACGGTGTAGCGGACTATCTGCCTGAGTCATTCCCAATATGGTCTCCACGCCGGCGAGGTCAATCCTGTTCCAATCAATCACCAGTCCTGCTGGCGGCTTCCCCAGTGCACGGCGCGTCAATTCCTCTGCGTGTTGTTCAGACGCTTCAATTGCTTCCAACTGCTGTTCTCGCACCTTGCCCTCAGCTTATTGCGCAAAGGAAAGCAATTCTCGTTCCATTTGGTCATGAAACGCCCTGGCCCTGTTGTATTGATAAATCCATGCCGTATCAGGCTTTTCACCATGTGCTTTTGCCCCCTCATACTCAGTATGCAAATGCTCCAGTTCCACTTTGATGCGCTGCCACACTTCCCCATAGACGCGCACCATTTCGCTGGCGGCACGGCGTTCTTTTGTCAGAAGTTCACGCCAAAAACGTTCAATGGCATCAAAGATTTCGCCATCCGGCATCTATCCTCCTGTAATATTTTTCAATTGCCAAATTGCCATCCGCAATTGCGCGTTCCATGCTCTTCACCCATTCTGTCATGATGTAATATTGATCATTGTTGTAATCACTTTCTCTGAACCTGCTCCAGGGTTTATCACTAATTGCCATACCTGCCTCGCCCAAAACAAAAACGCCCAAAGTAATCCTTTTCAGAATCACTCCGGGCGCGTACCTCGTGAGTAAAGGACTTATTCAGTTGTCACCTTGATTATACTACAGAATTTTTACCTTGCAACACCTCATTTTCCGTTTTCATTGCGCATAGTATGCCGCATCGCGCTTTCAAGCATCACCAAACTCTCCCCTTCACCAAGTAGCTGAGCATCGTCAGGATGTCTTTTCAGCCATTTTCTCAAATCATTTCTAACAGCAATAACATCTTCAAGAGTATCCAACCTCCCCAATATCCTCTTCCGAAGCTCTTCACGTTCCTTTTTTTCTTCATCAGTCAAGTTCATTTCCGCACATCCAATGTACTAAGTAAATCGTAAAATTTGTATTTTTCTGCCGTCCAAGTGGATGCATCAAATCCACTCCAAAGCAATAACAATTCTACGCGGTCCTTCAATTGCGTTTGAAACAAATTGAAATAAAATGTTTCGTCTCTCTTAGCATATTTTACACGAATTTCTTCCAATGCATCAACATATTCCTGATAGAGAGTGTTGAAAAAGATACAGTATCACCCGTCATTTACAAAGGGACGTACCCCCCTCATCCTCATCCCTTCTTCCACAAGGGGAGATGGGAGCATACCCTTCTAGACCATTGATTTCTTCCCTCTTCCTTGTATGGTAGAGGTTGTCCTAAATTTGTTGGGTTTTGGGCAGGGGCAAGCCCTGCCCCGACAATTTCGCCAATAAGGGG